TGTCCATAGAAAAATAATAGTGTACAACACCGCTCCTTTATGTTATATTAGATCTAGAAATTAACATAGGAATATATTATGACAATTATCGATTTTTCAGGAATTTCCGTAGCAAGTATTTTTGTGCAGCATGGTAGAGAAGAACTGTCTGAGAATATGATGCGGCATATGATTTTGAATAGCATTAGCTTCTATAATCGAAAGTTCAAGCAATCACATGGAGATATAGTTCTCGCATGCGATCATGGGTCTTGGCGAAAAGAAGTTTTTGAGTTCTACAAAGCCAATCGTAAAAAGGGCCGAGAGCTTTCGCCTATTGATTGGGTTGAAGTTTATGGTTGGTTGGATAATATTAAATCGGAGATTGATCAATACTCCCCATTTACGGTTGTAGATGTTCCTAGAGCGGAGGCAGACGATGTCATAGCAGTATTGGTTAAGGGAACCCAAGAGTTCGGATGTCATGAGCCCGTGATGATCGTCTCGGCTGATAAGGATTTTCTCCAACTACAGCGATATTCCAACGTCAGTCAGTATTCGAATCTGCTAAAGAAGAAGCTTGTGGAGAAAGATCCGAGACGTTATCTGTTTGAGCATATTGTTAAGGGCGATACAGGTGATGGAGTTCCCAACATCTTTTCTGATGATGATGTTCTAGTGACTGAAGGAAAACGCCAAACGCCTGTGTCTAAGAAAAAGTTAGAAGCATTATACCATAGTTTTCTAAACGATGAAGATACTGCTTTCGAAAAGGATGTTCATCGAAGAAACTTTGATCGCAATCAAACTGTCATCGATTTAAATTTTCTCCCCCGTGATATCGTAGAAGCTATTCGGACTGAGTTCGAAGCTAAGAGTAAGGTTGGCAAACCTGTCAACAAAAATGCATTCTTGAATTATCTCATCAAGAAGCGTTGTAATACAATGATCGAAAAGCTGCCTGAGTTTTTCTGATAAATACTAATACACAATGGAGATATAATTATGGCCGCAGATGCTAAAAACCGCGCAACACAGACCACGCCTGGTGTCGTACTAAACGAAGAAACACCAATTTTAAATGGTACCATTACAGCAATTTTCGACAACATTGTTGATTTGTCAAAGCGCAAGCGCGCAGGTAGACCGTCCGCAAAGCGTGATCGTGAAGAGCTTATTTTACGTTTAAAGGAAAACGAATCGTTTGTCCTTAAGACAATTCTTGCAGCAAATTTCAATGATAAGGTGCAGTTCCCATTTCCCGAAGGTGAACCGCCATTTAAGCCAAACACGACAGTTGTTAAAGTCACCGACCGTATAATTTCGGTAATGGGTCAGCTGATTGTACAGGCAAAAGGGTCGAAGCTGCAGAAGGAAGCTGCATTTATAAGCTTATTGGAGACTGTAAATATTGCAGACGCGCAGTTGATCTGTGTTGTTAAAGATAAAAAGCTTGAAGAGCTTTATCCAAAGATTACCAAAGATATTGTTAAAGAAGTATGGCCAAACATTCTATAGGATGATATGATATACCAATATGTGTGTGAAAATTGCAATGAGGTGTTTTGCGTTGACTTATCAATAAGTGATCGTGAAGTACCCATTGGTGAAAAATGCCCGAAGTGTTCGACCAAAGGTAAGGTTAGACGCGATTATTCTGGCATTAGTTTTGTTTATGACACAGTGTCAGTGCATAAACGTGCTGAACGTAAAATGGGATCCCGATGGGGCGAGGTATTGAGAGGCATTCATAAGAGTGCTGGTAGCCATAGTAAAATGGAGATATAAATACTAACATGGCTACTATAGATATAGGCAGAAATGCAACTCAAAGATTTACGATCGATTTTAGTTTTCTACAACCGATATTCGATGCAGCGCAACAGGGCCTTCTAGACATTCTAGCAAATAATCCGGGCTGGGCCGGCACTGGTTCTGTGTGGATTGAATTCCTAACGTTGCAAAAGCTTGGCTTCATTTTAAGTGATATAAACAATCTTGGCAATAATACGGCGCATGATTCATTGGACGATTTTTTAGATGCCCTTGCCGCAACACCTGGAACTGGGTATAGTGTTAGCAGATCTGGAAATACTATCATTTTTGAAGCAGACGCCGGTGTTCCAATTGGACCAATGGAGCAATTGTCAGGAATGCAATACGGAGAGTATGTTGATTACTTACAATGCCTTTACTCATATTGGGATGGTTCTTCTGATGCATCAGAAGTTGTCCGCATTCCTAACACGACAGTTAATAGCAATATTTCGTTAATCTCTGGCACGCTTGCTCTTAATCAAGAAATCAAAGATGCTATTCGCAATCTTATTGAATGGCCAACTGATATCGCCGGGGTAGTAGCAAATCGCGATGCGTTTAATACCGATGTTTCAATACATAGAGAAGTAGAGGATCTTGGTGATGATGACCCCCGCCATTTAGCTTCAAATATAGAGCTAGTAATTCCAACTGATGATGATATTAGTTTTGATTACGCTTCGCCGTATTACGACCATTGGTGGCTTGATCCTCTTTATAATACACAGAATATTGATTGGGCGAGTCTTGAAGCATTTTACACTACACTTGGTTTTAGTAATTTACAAGATGCGATCGATTCAATTTATTCTCACGTCACTCGTCAAACGGCAGCTCACACACTTGAGCAAGTGGCGTTCTCAGAAGCAGGGCTTTTAACGATCAATGCTATTTCTGGTTTTGCTGATGTTGACACGCTGTTATCTTCATTCATTCGCATGTACGATGGCATTCAGACGTATAAACCAGAATTTACAAAGCATAAAAACGCAATCGATTATTTTCATACAGCAGATACGATTCAAGATAGCACTCTCGATTCAAATCCCGCAATTAGAGCATCATACAAGCTTGAGTTGGTTGAAAACGAATATACGGTATACACTAACGATCCTCTTGTTGTGACTATAACACAGGTTGTCGGTAATAAGCCTGATGCTAATCCTCTAAATGATGTGCCCGCGTCAATTGAATTTGATCTTAGCAATCTCGCAGCGATCATGGACAATCCAGTGTTATTTGGTAATGTGACTCTCAGCGGGTTCAATATTTTGTCAACTACAGGTGTAGATTTAAGTGTACTGAATGACGTGCTTAACACTTCATATGCTTCCATGGCTGCATTAGAATCAGCAGTAGCAGGCGTAACTATACCAAGCTTTAGTGTAACCCTCGCAGCAAACATTCTAACTGTTTCTAGGTTGCAGATCGACACCGTGCACAACGAATCGCTCACACAGGATTTTGATTTGTTAGCATACTGGATGTCTGAACCTTACGATGGAATAGAGTTTCCTCCAGCTACTGCACCGGCAGCGGGTGATATTTCTGATGGATCTTTGGCGCAATCATTACGCGCACTTTCGTGGATTGCTGTTCTAACCGAGGGTAGAATTCCCACACCGCCTTATGACATATCTAGAGACCTTTTAGCCAGTGCTGAAGAATCTCGCGTTACTACTGCAGCTTCAGTTAATAGCGCTCTAATAGCAGGCTTTGCAAATCTTGATGCCAAACTAGCGAGTTTCGTGCATAACCCTGCAGCTGACTTCATTAAAGGCACGCCTGCTACAACAACGCCTGCTCAACATCAGCCATGGAGACTTTACGAGTGGTATGGCAGAGCGTTAGGTACCAAATTAACAAAAATGTTAGTATTGAATGAACGTCTCTACGTATTGGCGGAATCACCTTCATATTGGTTTGCTGATTTCGTCGTTGACATTAAGGAAACACTTCCATCACCACCGTATACGTACCCAACCGAAGAGGATCCTCGAGCCGAAGCGTTGCCTGGAGATATTTGGGATACTGTTGATGAAGCGGTCGCTGTTGACCATGCTGACGCCACATATCGATATAGCATTCCAGATGAAAACACGGACCTTGCCACAACTGATCCGCGTACAACGCACACGTTAGGTGATTCTTATTTGAATCGAACTGTAACTCCAGTTATTGAACGCCGAATGCTTTCACAAAGTGTTCTTAATAGCAGCAACGATCCAGTTGCTAATTATCGCATCACTGAATTTGAATCACACCAAGTTGCGTTACCATCACTTAATGCGGCCAACTCAACTCAATTTGAATCTAATTTCGTAAGTGCCAACGCTTCGTTAACGATGAATACGATTCCTCTTTATGATGATGTGTGGGGAATCGCAAAAGATTACGTTGATGGTGGATATTTTGATGTTAAAGTTACAGGTTTAGTATTCAGAACGACTGTGGATCCTACGGCCTTGTATCATCTTAACATGGCGTTAAATGATCTATTAGTAGTACCTCCTGGCGATTATAGCACACCTGGATCATTTAGACGTTATATTATTTCGAAGATTCGCGCTGCAAATGAGCTCATTCCAAATTACACAATTACGATTAATGAAAACGGCTGGAATCATGATTACGAGAATGGCGATGTAGATCCATTAGTAACACGCGATCCAATGACATTTAGTATTGTTGCTAATGATCCAACAAATACTGAATTAATTTCAGTGGACGCTACGTATGATGTACGTCGTAAAATCGAAGTTGAAGGCGAGCAATCGTGGGAAGAGTACACAACAACGCCTCCAGTATACGAATCAGAACCAGGTGTTCTTATCGAAGAAGGTTCATCGATATTATGCGATTTTTCTGCACTTAATAATGTGTTCCTTGCAGCTCATCCAGTAGGTGAAGCTAATGCTTTTTGGGGCGTTACATTAGAGGGATTTAAATTTGTAAGTAATGTTGGTTCACCTAGTGCACTAACACAATTGAATGCTGATTTAAACAATGGCATATTCTTTACCCTTGATGATTTAAAAACAACTATCACTGAAAAAGATTACGGTCCAGATTATCTAATAACCTTTCAAGATAATACGTTGCTTATTAAGTCGCAAACACTCAATAGCGAAGAAGTTCTGTCACAGGTTGTTGGTGTTATTCCTGCTATAGTTAAATCGACCGAAGTAACGTTCGAGCCAAATAATACAATTCCTATAGCAAAATATATTGATCCCGCAACATCAGCTGAAACTGAAGTTAAACTTGAATCACTTAACCCAGCTCTCGCAGAAAGTGTTATTGGTGACGCCGGTGCAGTCAGAGCTTCGTTAACGTTTGATCTTAAGCAACTATTCAACCGAATGATTCCCGTAGGCGAAGATAAATATTGGTACCCATCGTCGTGGTTGCCAAGCAGCATTAACTCTTCGCGCGAAGCATGGGAGCAACCTCAATTATGGTTTTCTGATTTTGAAATTCATTCAACAGTTGATTCTAATGCATTCAACGAAGTGTTTGGATACTTCTTTAATCAAATCAATGAGAATGATAGTTGGGACTATTTTGGATACCATAATGGTGGTATAGCAATGAACGATGGACGCTTTTATCGCGAGGCTTCGTTGCTAAACGAAACAGCATTCCCTCCACTTGACAATGGTCCCCGCGCGCCTAAGTTAGATGCTAATGGGAATATTGAGTATTCAATTGGACGTATTGATCAAGTTAAATGGGCAATTCAAAATCTTGCTGATAGGACTGTGAATCTTGGAAACAAGTACACCATTAACGTATCAGATGATTATGTTATGACGATTGCCGCTGTTAAAGCGGTTGATGGCGAAGTGATTTACTTTGGCAAGACTCCATGGACTGAGTGGCCAATGAAAATCCAGACGACCTGGACGACATATGAAGAATTATATCTAGATGGGTATGCCAACAGGAGTCGTTATCAGCCGGCGTTTTCATATTACGAATTCAACACGATTAAGGAATACAAGCCAATCGTGCAAAGACAAACTGGCCGAACCACTTCTGGCGCAGCGTCACTGGCATGCGATTTCTCTGATCTTGCAACTGCGTTCGACGATATGTCAGCAGCTGGCGCTACTGAGTTAACGATCTCTGGCTTTAAAGTTGCAACGACTGAAGGCGTTGATTTTTCTCTATTGAATAGTAAAGTTAATCGAACATATTCATCTATGGCTGCGTATCGCGACGTGATGAGTGAAATGGGTTGGAGGGTTACTAATGCAAATAGTATGTTTAATCTTGGGTATTCAGTTACGTATGGTATTGCATCTCCCGATGAATTGAAAATCATAGCAAGAGCATTTACTGATAATGAAGAAATAACACAACAGTTTGTGGTATCTGATACTGTTCGTAACAATGAAGTATATTCTACTATTCAGTCTAATTACGATTACGTTGCGACTGGGGGTGTCCTAACACTAAACTTCCCAGCAGGATATTATAACTTTAGTACAGGTTTAGATCTGAATCGCATTGCTCTACCAGGCGCCGGTAAGATTATTCTTCGCGGCGAACGCGAACTAGAGAGTGCTGAAAGTCCATTGCTCGCATACAACTATTCTAATATTCTAACGACATTTAGTTTTTCTGGATCGTCTGGTATTACGTATTCTTCTGGTCCTGACGCATGCAATATTGAGCTTAACAGTATTGAGCTGCATGCTACAGGCAATGGTTCAACAGCTGTATCAGTAACGAATAATAGCAAGCTAGATTTTGTATGTCCAATGAAGCTATCGGGCAAATGGAATAAGTTTGGCATCTTCGTTGATGATCGTAGCACGGTTGATATATTCCAGTCAAGTAAGCATGTTGTAAATTTAACATGGCCTAATGTTCCTGAAGCATTGTCATTTGTATTTGAAGGACCTCTATTAGACAATACTGAAAGCACTAATGTTGGACAAGCTATCGCAATATGTTGCAAGGGTAGAAGTCATCTGCGCGCTATTTCGCAGTATAACGGAAATAACACAGATAAAGGCTTAACGACATTTGAACTATATGAAAACACTGCGTTTGTTCCTCTATCTGTTTTGCATTTTATCGGTGCAGGAAGTAATCTATATCATGGTTGGTATCAGAATATTGTTATTGACGAACGTTCAAGCTTTTATCTATACGGACCAATTGCGATAGGAGATGGTCGCAGAAGTCTTCAAGCTTCCTTCTCGATGGCTGAAAAGAATTTCATTAGTAATCCCCTATCGTCATTAGCAGTGCGCTCTGTGGAGATTAGAGGCGGTAGCTTATTTTTGAACTATAACGATTTTGTTCATGGCCAGTGGAACACTCATAAATATTCAACACCTGGCCAATTGCAGTATAATCAAAGTACTACACGAAATACCGTGGGAGTTGATAATCTTTCTACAGCAATTACGTTAACCGAAGCTTCATTAGAAAAGGGTACATGGCTTTCACGTTATAACTAAGCCGTATAAATACAGATATGAGCACAATAGATTTAAGTAAAACAATAGGGTCTGACACTAATGCGCCGACTCAGGGTCAAGTAGACATTCTTCGTTCAGTGTTGGGAATTGCAGCTGACATATTGACACAGAACGCGGCAAATGCAGCAGCAATCTATGAATTGAACCAACATATAGAAGGCAGCGTTGTTGGTGCCCATCGTGCTGATCAAATTTCAACAGCTGACCTTACTGATCTAGAAAGCAACACTGTTAATAATGTTGCCGAAGCACTTATTCCTCTTTATGCTCATATCAATAACACGGCCGAAGTGTCCCACGAAGCTCCTTCAATTCGAGTTGATAGACTTGGTGCAGATGCTGCTCTACGCGCATTAACGACTGCAACAAATCTCGAAACAGTAATAACCGTATTAGCCAATGTAATTGTTGGACTTCAATCTGATCTTGTCAATCATGCGACTGGGGCCACTACTTCGCATTTAGCTTCAACTATTAAGATTGATAATGACTACACAGCATTTGATGAAGATAATGTCGCAGATGTTCTCCATGCATTAAACACCACGGTCATTCGAACTAACAACATTATTACTAGCCAAGAAACTGCCAATGCTGCGGCGCTTCAGCTAGCATCGGACGCTTTGGATCAGGTCGTATCAGATAATTTGGCGTTAGATACTGCTCTAAACGCATTAGTAGTGAGCTCACTTGATGATAGGGATCAGGAAATTAATGATGCCATCCTTGAGTCAGAAACGTATGAAGCGCAGTGGGACAATTTGTCAGCACAGTATCTAGAATTAATTGACCAGCGCGCCGCGTTTGAAGTATATATGGATGAAATGCTCGATTTTTATCAAACGGCAGCGTCATATGATTATGGTACTAAGCTTGGATATTTCCGTGGATATAATCGTATAGTTTCGTGCGACCAAGATACGCTGTTTGTCATTAATCCAGATGAAACAACATATAGCTCAATTGAACAATTACAAAACGCTCTTCGCGCTTTCGATTATATAAGCCCAGACGTCACACTTACAATTCAGTTTAATAGACCATTAGCCACACCCGTTGATGATATGGCAACACTTGTGGTGGGTGATTCAAATCTCACTGATTATCTCCCTAGTGGTCCAGGAAAAGTGGTTATCACAGGTGAAACAATCGCTTCTACTGGCGATACAGGTGTGACGATTCAAGGCATGGATCTTTCTTTCACTGGTCGTAAACATGCAGCAGTTGAATTCGCATATCTAAATTTTGATACATGCACATTCACATTGAAGCAGGATTCTAACATATCATTTATAGCGCCATGTAACTTCAGCAACTGCACTTCAGCATTCAAAATCTGGGAAGGTTCACAAGTAACATTCCGTCCTTCAGCACTTGGGTTCACATTTACTGATTGCTCAAACATCTTCGCGGGGGCGATCAATGCTGCAGCTTCAATCATCCAACCTTCTGCTAATGTGTATAATCCAACTTCTACAGCAACAACTATCAGAATGACATTATTGGGCGATTCTACTCTACTTAATACTGCAGAAAATGCCACGTACGGAAATACTTTATCATTCTTCTCTCACTACAGTATTGACGTCTCTGGAGCTACAGATCCCGCCCAATTGCCAACCGCAAATAGCCATTATTTCTATCTTGCGTCCCTAGTTTAGGCTGCATGTCAAGATTATTTTCAGTCTTAAAGGTCTCTTGTAGGCCAATTTACGCATTTTGGCTAAAATAATGGTGTACAAATGGGCCCAAACTGTGGTATAATGGTATCATGATAGATACAATACCAAAGACCAATGATGCTGTCCATTCGCCCTTCGCCGTCGACGTACAAAATACTGTCGGTCGATTACTCGCCAAGGAAAACATCAAAATCCATCGTTCTGCAACATATCGCACGGCCTTCTTTAATATGGAGACACGTACGGTGGGATTGCCAGTGATGCTTGATGCTCCTCGTGCAGTGTACGATCTCTTTATAGGTCACGAAGTGGGGCATGCGCTATGGAGCTCAATCGAAGATTTTAATGCTCTCAAATCGAACCCGAAGTATCGTCGCTTTCATTCCGTCTTCAACATCCTTGAAGATATCCGCATTGAGAAGAAAATTATGCGGTCTTACCCGGGCCTCATCAAGGACTTCCGCGCTGGGTACAAATATCTATTCGATATCGACTTCTTCGGAAAGAACGTCAAGGATCAGATTGCTCTTGATAGCATGAACGTCCTTGATCGCTTGAACGTCCTTGCCAAGTGTGGTACGGGTATAATTAACCCCAATTTCAAACCCGAAGAAAAGTCTCTTGTAGATGATGCTTTCTCTGTAGAAACTGCGGAGGACGTCGAGCGTGTCGCTAATCGCATCATCGATAACTTTATGTCTAAGGAAGCCGAACCTGAAGTTAGCGCAATGCCGGAAATTAAGGTCGACATCAGCGATACTGAAGCTGATCGATCAGATTGCGAAGACGTTGGGGGCTTTGGCGGTGAAGAGGATGAACCCTCAACCGATGAAGAGCCTGAGAAGTCTGAGGACAATGTGATCCCCACGAAGTCTGGCGACGAAACTGAAGATTCTGACAACGATAACAACATTCCCACGAAGTCTGGCGACGAAACTGAAGATTCTGACTCGGCCAAAACTGAAGATTCTGATAATGATGAAAGCAGCAATCCTGACGATGCTAATGCCAAGTCTACGCAAGGTGATGATAACGGCAAGAGTAATCCGGATGCGGCGCCGGATGGGGATGGCACTAACGTAGATAACGAACCTGAAGAGGAATTCGTTTCTGAAACTGAAGAGGCTTTTAACGAGGCTCTCTCTGAAAAGTCGCAGGAAATTGGTCAGACTGACTTTGCGCTTGATTGCGAATTTATTGAGCCTTCTCGCGAAGCTCTAGACTATGTTGTTACGCCGTGGGCCAAGGCTATTGCTGCTCGCAATGCGGATTCTTGGTATAATTCGCACATTTTATCAATGGGAAATAAGCCTGACATCATTAATAGGTGGAATGTATTCACCAAGGATAGTAAGAAGTTAGCTAGCCAGTTAGCCAATGAGTTTGAGCGTAAGAAGGCTGCGTTTCAGTACACCAGAGCAGGTGAGTCCCGCCGTGGTGTCATCAATGTGAACTCGCTGCATCGCTACAAAACTGATGATAATATTTTTAAAACCATAATGCAGTTGGCTGACGCCAAGAACCACGGAATGATTTTTCTTGTGGATTTCTCGGGTTCAATGTCGAGCTGCATCGGTGCAGTAATTGAAAAGACGATCATTCTAACGGACTTCTGCAGAATCACTGGCATACCATTTTCGGTATATACCTTTACTTCTGTACGTGATGAAGTGCGTCCTGGTAATACTAAAAAACCTGAGTTGCAGACGCATGAGCTTTCGCTTCTTAATCTTCATCTTATAGAAGTGTTATCCTCGTCCATGCCTAAGTCAATATATCTCCGAGCGAAGAAGGACCTTTATCTTGGTCTTATTGAATTCCCTTGCAAGGTAATTTCTAGTTTTGAACACATGGGTTCCACACCGTTAAACGAAGCTCTCGTGGCAGTTACTTACATACTGAAGGAATTCATTGCGAAGACGAATGTTCAGGTATCGAACCTCATTGTCCTATCTGACGGTTCTGGTTCGCGATGCAAGATTGTCAATTATGATGTCTATACTCCATGGGATAAACGCAATGTTGAAACCGCTGCGTATGGCAGGATAGCTGGAGGCAAGGTGAAGTTGACAAATGGCGTCGGCAAGACCCGCACAAATACGCATGTGCATAACGTTCACCATCATGCATTATTAAAGAACATTAAAGCTCTATATGGTACGAATACGTTATGCTTCTATATCTCCAATAGTCAGAGATCGTTGAAGAATACAATCGGGTGTATGAATGAATCGTATGACTTGACCCGCCGTCCTTATAGTTACGAATATGGTCAAGAGGATCTTAAGATGCTTGAGAATATATCCGAGACTAAGATTGATATTAACAACGCAATGCGGGAACTGCGTAAAGTTGGCATCGCTGCCTACGAAAACATCATTGGGTACGATCAGTACATCTATGTCTTAACTGCGAATAGTGGTAATATATCGTCCTTTGGTGATATTGAGTGTGAAGAAGAAAACATCAAGGAAATCACACAAACCTTCATGCGGTTTGGTAAGTCTCATAAGTCAAAGAAGCTGTTCTGTAGTATCTTTGCTTCTGCAGTTTGTGGGCAGTTCTAGTATAAACTGTAGTTTCGGGGCCTTCGGGATCACTCCTGAGGCCCTCGATTCGTATCCCCTTGGGATATACCCTCCTGCTGGTTCTAGATGCCCGTAGGGCTCCAGAATGACTCTACAACCACAACAATAACCATATCCCTACTGATTATATGACATCTAGACTATTTTATGGCTATATTCCATCCAGAAGCCAATTTATGCATCTGGCCGAAAATAATGGTGTACATTTAGTCTTAACTGTGGTATTATTATATCACAATCGAGTACAGTAATAAGGAAGAAGAAATCATGGCGCATCTCATCAAAGACGAATCACTCACACACCTCATGCAGTCCATTATGGCTGACCACGGCGCATCCGTATCCCGTAGTCAGATCCTCACTGCAGCAGCTGCCGCCGGCATTGAGGACAAGATGATATATAAACACATCTGCAAACCCGAGTTTCGGACTGCAAAGCGTGGTCATTACAACATCGCCAAGATATTGGGTGACGAACCGGTCTCTGCACCGGCTGCTGACCAGCCGCCTTCGCCGATGATTCAGCGGCGAGCTATTGAGACTAAGACTCTCGAAATGGCGCCAATGCATAGTCATGTGTTGGATGAAGCCACATACATCCCCCACATTGATCCGTTTTACGTTCGGTGGGGTCACCATTCCACGTTGGAGAAGATCATCAAGTCCGAACAGTTTTTCCCTGTCTATGTGGCAGGACCTTCGGGTAATGGAAAGACCATCATGGTAGAGCAGCTTTGTGCTAAGCTCAAGCGGAAGTTCATCCGTGTCAATCTCTCACCGGAAACGGATGAGGACGATCTGATTGGTGGGTTCCGCTTGCAGGATGGTGACACGGTGTTTGCCAAGGGTCCCGTAATTCGGGCTATGGAAGAAGGCGCTGTACTTCTCCTCGACGAAATCGACCGTGCTACGAACAAGATCATGTGTCTGCAGTCTATCCTCGAGGGTAACTCGGTCCTCCTAAAGAAGATTTGCCAGACGGTCTACCCTGCCCCTGGATTCACCATCATCGCTACTGCTAATACAACTGGTCGTGGGGATGAAGATGGACGATATACTGCAGCTAGTCTCTTGGATGAAGCATTCCTCGAACGCTTCCCCATCATTGTGAAGCAGCCGTTCCCGTCTCGGACAACTGAGCTTAAGATTGTGCTGCGTTCTATGGAACGCTATAACGCAATGGATGAGGACTTTGCTACCAAGTTGGTGGATTGGGCCAAGATCATCCGCCAGACGTTTGATGCCGGCGGAGTTGATGACGTCATCTCCACCCGCCGCCTCGATCACACGGTAAAAACCTATGCGATCCTCGGTAACCGCAAGGCAGCAATCGCCCTGGTGACAAACCGCTTTGCGGCCGAAACCTCGGAGGCTTTCGAAGAGCTCTACTCTAAGATTGACGCCGGTGAAAAGGTCTTCACCGACGAGGAAATCGAGCTCGATCCCATGGGTGATCCCAGGGACGATGACGGCCTCGTATAATCTTAACATGCTATAATACAAGAAAGAAACGAATATGAATATTATTACTACAGATACTGGTAAGGAGATCCGTTCTTGGGCTCCTGATGTGGCCCAGAATGCTATCGATCAGATGAAGGTAATAGCTAACCTTCCTTTCACTGTACACTCCTGTCTGATGCCTGATGGCCACCTTGGGATGGATATGTGTATTGGTGGAGTTGTTGCTACAGACAACATCATCGTACCCAACTTTGTAGGAGCCGACATCGGCTGCGGAATGTGTGCAATGAAAACCGACCTCCTAATTGATGACCTCAGTGATGATGTTCGTCAGAAGTTATTCAGCAACATCACTCGTCGTATCCCTACGGGCTTCTCTCACAATTCGAAAGACCGGGCTCGGGAACTTTCGATTGTTTTTGAGAAAGACTTCAATGATATGGAATTTGAATTGGATGATAACGCTATTAAGCACGCGCCTGTTGATGACTATCCTCGGGCAGTTTGGGATCAGCTTGGTACGTTGGGCGGTGGAAATCACTTCATCGAAATTCAGGCTGACGAAGCTGGAGGTATCTGGGCTATGGTTCACTCGGGTTCACGTAACTTGGGTAAGGTGACGGGTGATTATTTCAACGATCTTGCGAGGTCAGTATTGAGTAATTATTGCATTTCCCACGATATTGCGTACATCCCAACGACCACTGAATTGGGTAAGGGCTATATTTCGTGGATGAACTTCGCTTTGGACTTTGCCTATCTAAACCGTAGAGTGATGATGCAGGAAGTTAAGGCTGCATTCAGGGATCACTTCCCAGATGTTGAGTTTATCACATGGTCCAAGGTGACTGGCCAGGCTGAGTATAATATGATCAACATTCACCACAACTACGCGGCGCTGGAGAATCACTATGGTAGGAACCTATGGGTACACCGGAAGGGCGCAACTAAGGCATCAGAAGGCCTCGTAGGCATCATCCCGGGTTCTATGGGTACTCCATCATATATTACCAAAGGTCTTGGGAATCACTTATCTCTGATGTCGTGTAGCCATGGGGCTGGACGAACGATGAGTCGTAAGGCTTACTCACGTTCTATGGCTGGCTCTCCTGATGTTGAGGCCTCATTAGACGGCATCATCCATAGTGAATTCAAACCTTTCCGTCACGGTAGAGATAAGGGCCTCTTGGATGTCTCTGAAGCCCCCGGCGCTTACAAGGATATTGATACTGTTATGGCGAACCAGAGTGATCTTGTAGAGCCTCTCGTGAAGCTTCGTCCTTTGATATCGGTCAAGGGATAATTTAGTAGTGTACAAACGGCTAACAGTATGGTATAATAGATCCATACTTTTAATACAGAAAGAAAGAAACACAAAAACATGAAAAGGACCACATGCAACTAACCACCGAAACACTTGCGATCTTGCAGAATTTTGCAATGATCAATCCCAACATCGTCGTTGAGGAAAACACTGGGAAGCTGAAGACGGTTTCTGAAGCGAAGAATATTATGGCTATGGCCGATATTTCTGAGCAAATCGATTCCACCTTTGGTATCTATGACCTCAACGAGTTCTTGTCTGCGATCAAGCTAATTAATAAGCCGATGTTCACGTTCGATGGCACCATGATCGCAGTGGACTCCTCATCTGGTACACAGGGATTGAATTATTTCTGCTCTAATCCAGAGATTCTGACGTATCCCAAGAAGGATATTAAGGATCCTGAATATGAGGTCACACTTAAGATGGATGAAGGCATGCTGGCCCAGATTAAGAAGGCCGCTTCAGTTCTCCATTGTGAGACGGTGTCATTGACGAAGCAGGCCGATGCTGATAGCATTTGGGCCGTAGTTTCTGACCCAACGAATAAGTCGTCTAATGCCTATCGGGCCGAAGTCGCGACGGATGAAGCATTTGCCTCTCTGCCTGCATTCTCATTTGACATCCTCATTGGAAATATGAAGATTGTCCCGGGTGATTACACCTTGCAGCTCAGCTCACGAAGCATCAGCAAGTGGGTATTGGACAGCACCTCACCTATCACATACTGGATTGCTCTTGAAAAGTCGTCCGAATATAACGCATAACAAAAGAAAGTAAAAGTATATGCATAAGAACAAAGACAACCCCACCATCGACTTCCCGTCCCAGCCAGCGCCGGTAAAGGAAGTTCCAGTTGACGTCATTATCAACGCGCTTAAGTGCATCGACGCAGCAGCAGCTCGCGGCGCATATCAGGGAGGCGAGTTGAGCTCAGTTGGAAAGATTCGTGACACTCTCTACACCGTAGTAGAGGTCGAAATCGACCAGCTGGTCGAAGCGCAGAAGAAAGAAAAGGCTGCTGCTGAAGAAGTACAGCCTGAACCAGCTGTTTCCATCGACGACTAATCAACTCAAACACAAGGCGAAGCAAATGAATAACCTACTTTGGAGCGAAGAATATCGCCCGAAGACCATTGACGAATGTGTTCTTCCTACAAACCTCAAGACAACCTTCGAGCAGGTCGTCTCCACTGGAATGGTTCCTAATATGCTGCTAACGGGCAGTCATGGTCGAGGTAAGACCACGGCTGCCCGGGCCATGTGTGAGGAACTTGATCTCGATTATATGATGATCAACGGATCTGAAGATTCGGGTATTGAGGTGCTGCGCACAACGTTGAGGCAGTTTGCTTCAACGTGCTCTTTGCAGGGTGGTGACAAACCGAAGGTCATCATTGTTGACGAGGCGGATTATCTCAATCCTGTTTCAACACAGCCCGCTCTCCGTGGGTTCATTCAAGAATTCAATAAGAGTTGCCGGTTTATTTTTACTTGTAACTACCCAAACAAGATCATCGAACCCATTCGTGATTCTCGTATGACAAAGATCGAATTCAAGATTACCAAAAAGGATTTGCCCCTCCTCGCTGCGAAATTTCATAAGCGTATGTGTGGTATCCTTGATCTGAATAAGGTTAAGTATGATCCAAAGCTTGTTGCTCAGGTCGTTATGAGTCATGCGCCGGATTGGCGACGGGTTATTGAAGCATGCCAAATCCATTCAATGAGTGGAACATTATCTCCTGAGGTTTTGCATTCACTTTCTGATGATTCGTTCGCAGAAGTGATCGGTTATCTCAAAGATAAGAACTTTGGTGCGATGCGTAAGTGGGTTGGTATGAATTCCGACCTGGATGCAACCGCAATTTATCGTAAGATTTATGACTCGCTTGCACTTAAAGCCGAGCCATCATCAATTCCGGCAGCATGTATTATCATCGCGGAATATCAATACAAGCATGCTCACGTCAGTGATCATGAAATTAACACTGTCGCGTGTCTAACTGAACTGATGCGCGACTGCAAATGGGCATAAGGAGTACCATGAAGAATACAGGACCAACGAAGCTTATTGACAAGCATGGTGAAAAGTCACCAAAGCACAAGTGCAACAATTGCGGTTGTATGCGATACAATCCGTGTGGTTGCACTGTGGGTAAGACTACGGATCGTAATAGGAAGTAACTTATGGCCAAGTTGTCGCCATTCGATTTTATAAGCGCCATTAGTTCTCGGGAAAAGCCAGATATCATGTCTGACGATCCTGAGAACGAAAAGGCGTACCTGCCGTTCATAATTAATAGGCAGTTTTCGTATTTTGCTGATACAATCCTCGCTGCGAACATGATGAATGCTTCTAGTAGAATTGATAATCGCCTGCAATTTGACTTCTATCGCGCAATTGTTCGGCCAAGTAAACGATTTGCAAAGTGGCCTAAGGCTCTTAAAGATGAGGATGTTAATACTGTTGTCGAATACTACAATATGTCTCGTGAAAAGGCAAGGGGTGTTTTAAAAATTCTGAGCAAAGAAGCTATAGCGTCTATGCGATCGCATTTATCCCATGGTGGATTACAGAAAGCTTGATTATTCGGTACGATAATACGATTAAAGTCGGTGATATCGTAACAACCTAGCATCTCGCTAAAGCACAACATAAGATAAATAAGTTCTGTCAGCAGCAGAATGAATTTGTTGTGTGTACCATGCGAGATGTAAATGAATGATGATACTTTAGTGAGTGATAAATGGACTGCTGCCAACATGGTAGAAGTCACGTTGAAAGAACCAGATGATTTTCTGCGTGTAAAAGAAACACTCACCCGCATAGGAGTATCAGCAACGTCCGAAGGCCAGGTGCTGTACCAATCGTGTCACATTTTGCATAAGCAAGGTCGGTACTTCATTGTACATTTTAAAGAGTTATTCTTGTTGGATGGCAAGCGCAGTTCGTTTAGTGAGAACGATCGACTCCGTAGAAACACTATCACTACTTTATTGTCTGACTGGGGACTATTGGAAATAGTTGATGCTGCAAAGACGACCGATAGATGCTCGGTCAATCAGATTAAAATTCTTCCTTTTAAGGAGAAGAAAAACTGGAACCTCGTTGCAAAATACACTATTGGTTCTGATCTCAAAAATTCGGTTTATAAGTAATTTAATATCCACTTCAGGGAGCATTTTGTTGTGTACAATCTGCTCCCTTTGTGTTATAATAAATCTATGAACAGTGAATTTTATACATCAATAGATAGATTTGGTAACAAGCTGCTTTACTGCGGCTACGATGGTGAAGGCAAACGCATTGAGAAACGCGTTATGTTTAAGCCAAAGGTTTTCATCCCCACTAAAGACAAGAACGAAGCTACTGATAAGAAGTCGATCTTTGGCGCACCGGTTAAAGAGGTGCG